ACCCGCGACGCACCGGCGTAGACTTCGACGTCCGACCGTTTCCGGCTGATCTTCGACTGGCGCCGGGAAAGCCTCACGCCGGTGTCGATGTGGTCGCCCAGATAGCCGGTGTCGCGCGGGGCTCTGGCCGCCATGTCATCGGCAATGGGCTGGGCGGCCTTCAGCAGCACACGACGCACGACCCCGCGCGCCGTGGACTGCTTCATTTGCATCAGGGCCGTGTCGAGTTCCCGCAGGCCCTCGACCTTGACCTTTATCAAGCCGAGGTGCCGATGATGTCGACGTCATAGGTCGCCGACGCGCCAGCGGGGTTGGCGACCTTGATGATGTCCCCGGTCCCCGCCGTGACGGTCCAGCCGGCAGCCGGGGCCGTGACCAGAATCTCGGCGCCAGGGGCGAGGCTCAGGCTATGACCGCCGCCGCCGAACGGGCCTTGAAACGGGTTCGTGCCGTTGCCGACAACCAGCGTGGTGGTGTTGGCCGTAGCGGCGCGGAATCGCAGAACCTTGACCTTGACGAAGGTCCGGGTGACGCCGAACACGTCGGCCACGCCGGCGGCCAGGTCGAGGTCTTCGCTGGTGTTGGTGGCCAGGGTCCGGGTGTCGCTGAACACAATGTCAGCCGAACCGGACGAAGTGCCCTGCGGCAAATCGACGAACGTCGGGGTCTCAAAAACAAAGGTGGTGCGGCCCCGGTCGATCGTGGCGGACACGCCGCCGGTCAGGGTTGCGCCGACTTGAATAGGCATGATGGTCTCCTAGAGGCTCGTTTGATCCGTCCGGGCCGTGGCGGTGATTTCCACACCCACCCGCCGGCCAATTTCCTTGACGCCGGTGATTTCATATTCGCGGTCTTCGCAGACCAACCGGTCCTTCGGGGTCAGCGTCGCGCTGATGCTGGAATATCGAACCTGAAACCGGGTCGTGATGCTGGAGCCGATCGCCTGCGTCCGCACCCGCTCGCCGTCGCTGACGTCGGTCTTCGAACCCCAAACCGTGGCGAGATCCGCCCAGGTCTGAACCCGTTAGTTCAGCGTGTTGGCCGTCTCGGTCGCCCGGCGAAGGGTGACGCGCCGGTCAAGGGCTCCCGCCTTCACGGGATCAGCAGCCGGTGGTTTTCGATCAGCGACCCGATATCAACCGGGCCGGCGTTGATCGTTGACGGCCCTTCGGTCGCGCTTTCGCGGTTTTTGTAGAGGTCAGCGGCGACCATCATCATGGCCAGCCGCAGCGGAAAAGGGACGGTCGAATAACCCGCGGGGGCCGTGACCGTGATCCGGGAGCGGTCTTGAATGGACGGCCAGGATTGGTTGAACTTCAGGACGATCTGCGGCTCCAGGCCGTCGATCCGCGCTTCGTAGACCGTGCCGGCCAGCGTTTGGGTCGCGCCGTCCGTGTCCAGATAGGTGATCGAGGTTATCGACCGCAGCGGAGCTGTCGGCAGATGCGCCAGGTCGTCGAAGGTGTCGCATTTCATCACGACCGTCTGGGTCGGAATCTTCAGGCCCGTCCGGGCTTCCACATGCATTCGGGCCGTGGCGATGAGGTCTTCGATCAGGTCGTCGTCGTCGTCGAAGTCCACGCGCAGATGCGTCTTCAGCACCGCGACCGTGACCGGCTCGTCAGTGGGCTCGACCGAAACGACAACAGGGCTCCACATGGTCAGCCTTTCTTCCGTCGCGCAGCCGGGGCTTTGACTGCCCGTTCAATCGGCGCGGCCACGGCCACCGCAAAGCCCGCCTGAACAAGGCGCAGGGCCTCATCGTCGGGAAAATCCGCCTCATCGCCAGGGATGAGGTTGATGGCCGGGCCAGAAAGCCCGACCACCATCCGAACTCGCATCAGGCCGTCGCCTTCAGCACGATGAAATTGATGACCAGCACGTTGTTGCCAGCCGTCGAGGCGTGAAGGTTGGTCAGGTGCAGCTTGAAGCTGCCCGCCGCCACCGCCGAGGTCGCCACGATGAAAGAGCCCGCCGAGGTGTGGGTCTTGATGCAGGCGACCACCACGTCCGTCGCCGCAACCTTGTTATTGGTCACGGTGAACTCGGCCTCGCCGGCAGCGGCCAAGGTCTGGGAGACCGTGGTGATAACGCCGGTATAGGCGTTGCAGGTCACGCCGGTGGTGATGCTGGTCGCTTGGGTGACCGCCGCCTGGCCCTGGACGACCTCGACGCCGTCAGCGTTTCGGTAGCCCGTCTGATTGTAGGACATGGCCTACTCCTTTTTGAAAAGAGGAACCGGGGCGAGCCGGAGCCCGCCCCGTCAGCCTTAGGCCATGATCAGGTGCTTGACGGCAGCCGTGTCGGCCAGTTCGCCGTCAAGGCGGATCAGGCCGGCAATGCCGAGATCAGGCCAGAAACGCTCGCGCATGACGCCGATCATCGGAGAACCGACTTTCCGGACGAAATACTTGGCGAAGTCGCCATAAACCACCGTCTTGTTGCCGGTGGCGAGGGAGGCCATCGCCTGGTTGACGCTGTAGGGCGAGCCCAGCAGGGTGCCGGGGACCGAGGTGCGGATGTCGCCCATCTGCCAGATATACTGGCCGTCGCCGCCCTTCAGCTTGCGGACAGCCGCCAGCGTCGAGTCGTTGAACATGAAGCGGGCCTTGGGGGACATCCGGTATGCCGGGTCCACGGAATGCTGCAGGTCGATCAGTTCGTCCACCGTGATGGCGCCGGTGGCCGCGGCGGTCTTGCCGAGGGTCGAGGCGGTCACGATGCCGTTGGGATCGCCGGAGCCGTCGCCGGTGGTCAGTTCGGTGTTGGCCCGGCGGCCCAGACGCTCGCCCAGCAGTTCACCCAGCAGCTGCTCGATGTTGAAGATGCTGTCTTGCGCCAGCTCCATCGAAAATTTGATGAACTCGGTGTCGAAGACGTAGGCGTCGAGGCGCTTCTGGGCGAAGGTCGCATCCGACCCGCCGTCGTCGGTCAGGGCGCTGCCTTCGGTGTGCTTCACGACGACGACGCTGGTGTCGTCGACGGTCGGCAGGTTGATCTGGTTGCCCGAGGCGGTAAGCAGGGCGGTGCAGATGTTTTCGTCATACATCGGACCCCAGGCCGCCATCGACTTGACCATGATGTTGGCCAGTTCAACGGGGACGGTGAATCCGCCCGCGCTTCCGGTGCCGGCAGTCTGGGCGCGGATTTCCTCGCTCACAATGCCGGCGCGCAGGGCCTGACGCATTTCGGACGACATATCGCCGACCTGGCCGCCGTGGCGCAGCATTTCATAGAAGGCCGCGCGATAGGTCGGGGCCGATCCGGCGTCTTGAGCCGAAGCCTCACCGCCGGCGACAAGCGGGCGCTGGGCGGCGCGCAGGCCTTCGGCCCGCTGCTCCATCTGGGCCTGCTTCTGCTCGCGCTCGATGCGGGCGCTCAGGCGGTCATATTCCGCCATAGCCGTATCGTGCTGGATTTCCAGTTCCTTGGCGCGGCCCTCATCGGTCGCGGCGTTGATCTGGTCGAGGCGCTCGCGGGCTTCAGATACGATCTGCGCCTGCTTGTCCTGAAGGTCTTTCAAAGACATTGGGTAGTCCTTTCAAAGGGGGGTGACGTCTCTTCGGTCGGGGACGCCCCCGCCTACCTCCGGACCCGCAGGTCCAGGTGTTGCTTCATGCGGAGCCTCATGGCCGCCGCACTAAAGTTTCGCTGTTCGCGCGCGTGCTTCAGGGAGCGCAGCGCGATCGATGTGTCGTCGTATGCGGGAAACGCCACGACGCTGACCTAGTGAAGGTCAACCGCCTCGATGGTCCGGGTCGGTATGGGGCCGGTCTCGTCCCACATCTGTTTCGTGACCACGAATCCGAACGACATCCCGTTGATGTCGCCCCGCTCCAGCAGGACGGCCAGGTCGCGGCCATCGGTCGTGTCGGGCAGGTCGATCTCGACCGCCAGGCCCCGCGCATCCTCTTTCAGGCGCAGCGTGCCGGCAGTGGTGCGACCGATCACCCGGCCCCGGTCGTGATCGACCAGCGCCCGGACATCGCCGTTCACGGCCCCAGAAAAGGCCCCCGGCGCGATGATCTCGCGAAAGTGGCCGCCGATGTCTGCCGTGGATCCGAA